AAAATGAACTATACATTAACGGTATGACAAATAAAGTTGATACTATCAATTCAATAATTGATAATATTGATAATAATGATTTAGATACCGCTAAAGATAGCTTAAATCAATTAAAAGAAGTTGAAGATAAAGTACAACCACAAGTTGAGAAACAACTAGAACTACCCTATGGAGAGGTGTAGTAGAGTATGCAAACGCTACGAAATATCAATCCTGGTGCGTCCTGGAAGACTTCCAGGTGCATAAATCTAGTAAAATCAAGGGTTTTTAAGGGGTTGACATTTAAAGCGATTTGTGGTACTATGGACAACAAATAAAGAAAGAGAGAGAATATTATGTCATTTAATTACGATAAAGAGCGTCTATTTAAAGAATTTGCAGACGCAAAAAACAAAGATATCAAACTATCTAAAAAGAAATTACTAGAAGATAAAGAAAACGATAACTATACAAACAGATTACAGTTTTGTAAAGACCACCAAGAGTTAGAAATAAAACATCCAGAATATTATGAACATGTGAGAATAAATTGGGATAATTTAGTTAAAGCCTATTCTTCTGACAATCCAAGAGACCATTTTTATATGACGGTTTTTGGTATGACTTATGCTGAAAAAATGAGAAAACAAGAAATTGAAAATCCAGTTTGGTGATGAAAAAAAACAAAAAAAAGATGGCAAGTCTATCTGAAGAATTAACACAACAACAGATTTGTAATGATTTCCATGAGTGGACTACGAATCAATTGTTGTCTAATAGTCCTGTATTAGTATTAATGACTATATTAGGACAGACATTAAAAATTATGAAAACTACAATGCCAAGTGCCGAGTATGAGGCAATTATGGATACTGTAAATAATAGTAAAGATAGAATTGAATCATTTAAGAAACCAACAATTAATTAATGAATTATATGACAACATGGAGGACTATAATAATGAAAAAGTTGATGATTATAACTTTTCTTTTATTTACAACTAATGTATTTGCTAATCCAATAAATGACACGGTTAATAATGTCACAAATTGGGCAGTTAATGAGAAGGCAAAAACAATAGCATATCAAAAGAAGAGTTGGGCAGACGCTAAAAAACAATTGGCAGACCTATTTGCAAAATTTGGTTTGAACAAGGTTAAGTAATGCATAACATTGAACAATTTTGTGATAAGATTGATTCTATAAAGAAGATGGCGGATGATTTAAGAAAAACCCCGCCATCTGATTTAGAAGTCAAAAATAAGATTGAGTTAATTCAATTGGACTGTTCTTTGGTTGCAAGAGGTAAAGTTGATTTAACATATGATGAATGGTTAACTGCTAAAAAGAATAAAGTTAATTTAATGCAACCTAATATGGAAGAAATTCAAAAAGTGATAAAGAAAGTGAAAAAAGATGGACTTTAAAAAGAAAATATTAATTGGACTATTTGGTTTAATGTTAACTAACTGTGCTTATGTTGGTGATGTTAAAACTAGGTCTCATAGTGGTGCAGTATTAGGTGCTACTACAACAACGGCGGCTTGTGTCCATTGGATATCAACCGACCCTTATGTAGCAGCTTCATGTGCAGTAGTAGGAGCATTTGCAGGTGCTAATGTAATGTACAATTCAGATTATGATGTACACAATGCAGTATTTGTGGACCATTTAAATACAAGTGGAAATGGTTCAAGTTATACAAATTGGTATAATAGTAAAACAAAAAATAGTGGTATTATCCATGTGACTAGTTCATATTTGGTAGGTCCGTTTAAGTGTAAAGATTATGACGCAACGGTAGATATTACTAATAGTTGGCCTTTAGTTGGTGTTGGCGGTGTTAAAAGAGAAGTTGTCTTTGGTACTGCTTGTCAAACTCCTGATGGACAATGGATTGAGAAACCATAATGGATAATGATAAAATAAAACAATTGGAAAAAGAAGTTAAAGACTTGAAAGAGGAAAAGGAGATTACCAATTCTCAAATAAGAATTAATGATATAGATGAAAACATTTATAACACAAATCAAAGTATTAAAGAATTGAGGAAATATGGATCCAAATAAAGATATGATGAGATATTTAACATGGACAGTTATATTAATAATCTTCTTAATAATGTCAGGAGTTGCTATAGCAACTGAACCAGAAGGTTTATATGATGATTTAAATAAAGAAATATTTGAACCAATTGGAATTATTAAAGTAGAAACTGGTAATGAGAAGTTTGAAGCTGAACTTATTAAAATGACTAAAGAAGATGATAATGTATTGAAGAGTCAAATTAAAGAAAGATGGTTAACTCCAGATGGACAATGGTGCTTTGTGACTATTGTTATAAAACAAGAAGGTGATACCATTACCAAAAAAGAAGAATTACATTGTGCCGATACTAAACACGGCATAACCAAAAATGAAGAAATAGAAAAATTAAAATTACAAATAGAATTAGAAAAAGCCAAGAAACCTAGTTATTGGGCTTTATTTGCGAACTTTTACTATGCTGATATTAATACTCCAGAGTATTGTCGGTATTATAGTAGAAAGGATCATGCTTTTAAGTCGTTCGGAAAAGTATGTTTACAACAGAACGGTGAATGGAAGGTAAAATAATGATTAAAAATTTAATCATAATTGCTCTTTTACTGATTCTTATATATGGGATATCAGGTAGCCAGGCGTTGGAATATGTCCAAACTGGACTTGACTTTCTACAAGAATTAGTTTATAATATGAAGGAGAGTGTAAAACAATGATGAAAAGTATGAAACTTATAGGCGTATTAGCAGTTGCAGGTTTATTATCTGCTTGTGCTGGTTCTAACTATAATATCAAATCAGAAAAATCAGATGTTGTTGACAAAGTACCATCTTGGTACATGGCAGACATTAATGAAACAAAGGCTTGCGATTTAAAAGCTTTTGATAAATCAGATAATGACAAAGAATGTATCTATGGTATGGCGACAGCGGTATCACCTGACCTTAATTTAGCGATAGAGAAAGCTAAGATGCTTGCGAAAGCAGAATTAGCAGATATCATCAAAGGTGAAATGAATAAAAAATCAAAACATTTCATAACTGAATTAGGAAAAACAGAAACGAAAACTATAATCACAGAAGTTGAAAGTGTTTTAGTCAATGTAATTGAGAAGACACAGGTTAGAGGTTATGAGGTCTTTGAACAAGATGTCACTTTAACTACAAACGGTTATTATAGAGCGTGGATAGGGTTAAGATTGCCATTAGGCGAGTTTAACAAAATGTATAATTATTCAATTATACAAGCAGTTGACTCATATAATCTTAAAGAAAAAGCAGAAAAAGCTTTTGAAGACCTAGAAAAGTCAGAAAATGAATCAGGTACATAATATAATTATTTATAGCAAAAATAATTGCTTATATTGTACGAAGGCGAAGGCCTTGTTAAAAGGCCTTGGTCTTGAATATCAAGTGAAGAGATTAGAAGAATTTGCTTCAGTAGATGATATGATTAAAGATATTGGTAAAAAAGTTAGAGCAATGCCACAGATTAAGATTGATGGAAAAATAGTTGGTGGTTATAACCAACTCATTGAATATTTTGCTGATAGAGGTAGAGTAAATTATAAAGGCGAAATAATACATGAACAAGGATGATGATAAGAAAAACAAGAAAAATAATATAATATTATTTCCTCAAAACAGAATTGTAAATAAACAAACAGCTTCAAAAAAAATTAATGATAAAGAACACCAAAAAATTGTTGAAGAACAAACAAGAGAATTTGTGGAAGGTAATGTTGATGACATTGCTTATTCACTACTAGATAAATTTGTAAAAATGGGATTAAGAACAGATAAATTAACATTTACAGCTGACCTTGCATTGGTCATTGACTCAATACGAGGCTTAATATATAGAGATTTTAATAAGAAACACCCAGCACAGGTATTAGTAGATAAAATGGTTTCTATTAATATGTTTGGTAAGAATAAGAGTGCTAGATTGAATTATAATGAGTTGTTAGGAATAAATCATAAAAAACATAAACCACTATCAAAGGATGTTGAAGATGAATTAAAAGATTTATCCGATATGGCAGGTTTAGAATTTTCACCAGATATGAAGTTAGATGGTGATGATGATAATATCATACCACCACCTTGGAACGGTAATGATGATAAGAAATAGTTTAATGATATTAGCAATGCTTACCTTAATTGGTTGTGGTGCTAATAAAGAAAAACCTACACTAGACGCAATGGGTAAATTTTTTGATTGCTTAGGCGACAGTACCAAGTGCGATAAGTTGAAGGAAGAAAAGAATTAGGATGACAAACTACATTTGTACGATTTGTTTATCTAATAGTTGGAGAACTTTAAACTCAAATTGTGAGGAGGTTAAACATAATGTTTAATATTTTTAATAACAAAGGAGATGAAGATATGGCTAGAGCTAAAACTTCAAAAACTCAAAAGGTTCTAAACCTTTTGGAAAAAGGTGAATCAGTTTCTTGGAAGACTTTAAGAAACCGTTTTGACCTAACTTCGCCTAGAGCGATGGTTGAAAAGCTAAGAGCACAAGGACATATGGTTTATGTAAATAAATCAGCGTCTGGTGTTTCTTACAGAATTGGAGAACCAACAAGAGCGATTATCGCTGCTGGTATCCAAAAACTTTACGGCAGAAATAACTACGGTTATTCAAGAGCGTAAATTAAATGACGGTGTGAGGCGGAGAAATCCGCCTCCACTTTACTCACATTAAGGAGAAGAAACAGATGACCCAAGATGAAGAACAAAAAAGAGCAGAAGCAGCGAGTTATGAAAACGAAACCCAACTTAATAGAATGGTTACTATTCCTTTAAGAGAATATGACAAGTTAAAATCTGAACAACACTTCATTAAAGACAAAGCTTTAATAGATATTATTGACAATATTGAAAGACTAGTTAGAGCATTAAGAAAACATATTGTAAGAACAGATGTAGAATGAAAATAAAAGTTAATAAAAAGGATTATCAAAATATAGCAGATTGTATCAGAAG